GATACAAATTATATTTTTGGTAATAGTGATGGCACATCTACATACTACGAACATGAAACAGGATTAAACCAAGTTAAAGAAGGTGCAACTACAGCTATTGCTGCTAACATAGAATCAGGAGACTTTGATATAGGTCAACAAGGATTAGCTGGCGATGGTGAGTTTATGATGAAAATAAGAAGAGTGATACCAGACTTTTTATCTCAAACAGGAGATGCAGTAGTAACTTTAAATTTAAGAGATTTTCCAAATGATACACAAGCTAGTTCTACATTAGGACCATTTACTATTACAAGTGGTACACAGAAAATAGATACACGAGCTAGAGCGAGATCTATATCTTTAAAAATAGCTAATACAAGCACAAGTCAGTTTTGGAAATTAGGCACATTTAGAATAGACTATCAACCGGATGGAAGAAGATAATGGCTAGAATTGTACAAGCATTAACACAACCTAATAAAGAATATGATCAACAGATTCAACAATCATTTGTTAGAGATGTTGATAGTGTAATACAAAAACTTAATACAACGTTCCAACAAGACGTAAAAGATGAAGTTGAAGCGTTTAATTTTTTCTTAGCATAATGGCAAATTCTTTTGTAAATAAAAAAGCTGATCTAACATCAACGAGTGCTACGACATTGTACACTGTACCCACAGCTACAACAAGTGTGGTTAAGTCTATATTAGTGTCCGAGGACTCTGGTAATGCTGATACCATAACAGTGACGATTACAGACACCAGCGATAATGTATTTAGCTTATTTAACACTAAATCTATATCAGCAAATGCAACAACAGAATTACTAACAAATCCTTTAGTTTTAGAGGAAAGTGAAGTATTAAAAGTAACAGCAGCAACCGCAAATAGACTACATGTGGTGCTTTCTGCTCTAGAGATTAAACCTAGAGAAGTAACAACATAGTCTTGATTTACTAGGAAAAACCTAGTAAGTTGATAAATTCAGGTGAAATTCCTGCCTTAAGAATTTAACTAAATAAACATATGATAACAAGAGCTCAAATGCAAAGACAGTTACGTAATAAAGGCGGAATAATGACCGTTAAAACTATCCGACAAAAATATGGAATAGGAGATATCGTAGGTGATATTGGAAATTTTATTCGTAAAATTATACCTAATGAAGTAGCAAAAGTTGCAGAAGTAGCTGCACCCATTGCAGCTATTGTTAATCCAGCTCTAGCACCATATGCAGCTTTAGCTGGTGGTCTAGGTAGATATGACAGAACAGGTGACTTAAAATCTTCTGCTTTATATGGTGGTGGTATTCAATTAGCAGGAGCTGCATCTCCTGGTTTTGGAAAATTTGCAGGCAAAACAACTGTTGGTAGTGGTGTAACAAAAAATATTTTATTAGGTAAAGAAGGTGGAACAGGTCTTTTTAAAGATAAAGGATTATTAGGTGCTGCAGGTAAATTTGGTTTAGGTGAAGCTATAGGTAAAGGCACACCAGGTATATTTTTAGGAACTACAGCTTTAGCATTATTAGGTCAAAAATTAGTAGGACCTAAAAAAGAAGACGAAACAGAAGAAGAGTATCTACAAAGAAGAAAAACTGCTGTTAGTGGTTATTTAAGAAGATATTATTCTAATCTAAACCCTACTGCATCAGCTACTGATGTAGAGGCCTTTGTACAAAGAAACACAGTAGATTACAAAGCTGAAGGTGGTATAATGGAAGTGCCCGTTAGAACAAACTCTGAAGGAGTCAAAGAATTAGATATGAGAAAGACTGGCGGTTTTGTCCCAATTGGTGTAAAAGAAAAGGCAGATGACGTTCCAGCAATGTTATCTAAAAATGAATTTGTAATGACAGCCGATGCAGTAAGAGCTGCAGGTGACGGTAGTATAGAAAAAGGAGCACAAAGAATGTATGACACAATGAAAAGATTAGAGAGTAGGGTCGCATAATGGCTGAAACAATTCAAAGAGTATTACCAGCAGAATATTTAGAAGCATTAGGTAAAACGTATGCTGATCAATTAACAACAGAAATTGGTCAACCAGTCGTTGCACCTGGAGCAACTGGTATTGCACAATTAGCAGGTGAGACACCTGAACAATTTGCACAACGACAAGCACAAGCACAAAGATTTGATATTACAAAACAAAGTTTAGCAGGATTAGCTCCACAAGTTGCAGCACAAGATGCATTACAAACAGCAGCAATTACACAAGCACAAGATGCAACAACAGGACTAGGATCTTTTCAACCGTTTTTAACAAAAGCTGGAGAAGCAGCAACAGCAGCCACTGGATTAACAGGACCTATGACAACTGCACAAACAACTGCATACATGTCTCCTTATCAAACATCTGTTATTGATGCGACGTTAACTGAGTTTGACAGACAAGCAGCAGCACAAAAAGCAACACAAGCTGCACAAGCGTTAGGAGTACCTGGTGCATTTGGTGGTGGTAGAGAAGGTGTATTACAAGCCGAGTACGCTTCAGCAAGCGACAGGAATCGAGCGGCTTTACAAGCAGGATTATTAGAACAAGGATTTCAACAAGCACAAAGAGCAAGACAACAAGATTTACAAAATCAATTAGGTTTAGCTAATCTACAATCTAATTTAGGAGGACAAGCACAAACTTTAGCTAGAACACAAATAGCTGGTTTAGGAACACTAGGCGCTACAAGACAAGCACAGGCACAAGCTGAATTAGATGCAACTAGACAAGCTAATCTAGCTGCAGCACAAGAAAGATTTACTAGATTAGGACAATTAGGTTCTGGTGTTATTGGATTGATGGGTGGTTCTCCCGCAAAAACATCAATTACGCAAACACCTCAAACTAGTCCGTTAGCTTCTGCATTAGGTATTGGATCTACATTAGCTGGAATTTACGGAGCACTTACATAATGAGAGTATTGAAAAGACCGATGTTTAGAAAAGGTGGGTCTACAGGTCAAGGTATTATGACTGGTCTTGTAGATAGAACCAATATGGATGTTGGTGGTAGAGCAAAAGAATTAGCAGAAGAATATAGAGAAATATTAGGCAGACCTAGTCTTGATCAACTATTAATTACAGGTGGGTTAAATTTATTATCTGGTGAAGGTGCAGGCAAAGGCACACTTGGAGAACTAGCAACTGCCTATAAAAAACCAACAGATGACTTGTTTACAGATATTAGAGCAAGAAACTTAGCAGCTAAAAAAATGGGTATTGAACAAGCTCAAGCAGAAGAACTTAAAAAATTTAGTGGTAGTCAATTAACAAATAGAAAAAAAGCTCAAGTAAATTTAAAAGCAAGAGGTATAGAGTTAACAGAAGAAAATATAAATAAAGAGACCGCAAGATTAAATAAATTAGATGAAACTGGAAAAGCTTTAAGTCCAGATAGAATATTTCAAAGTGCAGTAGCAGACTATAGAGGCACATATGGTGAAGGCAATAAAGCTTATACTCATGCGGCTTTTGATGTAAGAGTTTCTCCAAAATTAAGACAGGATGGAAAAAATCCAAAAGGTAGAATAAAGTTAGATGATAAAGGTGAATACAAAACAAAGAGACTAAGACCTGGTGTGTATATTGATGTAGAGAACAGAAGAGTTGTAGAATTTGATGGTCAAAAAATTATAAGACTAGAAGAGTATGAAGATCTACTAAAATAGGAGGTTAAATGGCTGAAGAATTTATAGATCCGGATAGCTATTTTAGCCTTTCTCCAGTTGAAATGGGCAACGAGCGTAATGCTATTACAGCTGCCGTTGCGGGTATAGCATCAGGTATTATTAAAGTTCCAGAAGGTGTTGTTTCACTAGCAGCAGAACTTATTGACCTTGGTTTAGATACAGATACAGCTGCTGATGTAGAAATATTTTTTGACAAAATAAATCCATTTGAAGAAGTAGCAGAAGAAAGAGCGTCAGGTAAAATTACACAAGCATTATTACAACTTGGTGTTGGTGGAGGTGTTGGTTTTAAATTAGCAAGCTCTGCAATTAAAGCAAAAAAAGCTGGTAATTATGCAAGTTTAAAAGGTATTAATGCACAAAAAGCTGCAAAGAAAGCATCTGATTTTAATAAAACTGTAGGTAGAAAAAAGTTTGTAGCAGGTCTAGCAGGTGGAGCTGCAGGTGAAGCTTTTGTTGCTGATGTAGAAGAAATAGGTTCATTTGGTGATGCGTTTGAAGCTGGCCCAACACAACTAGAAGAAGTTACTGATGAAGGTGGTAGAGAAGATGCCACTAAAAAATTATTTAATAGAGTAAAGTTTGGTGCTGAAAGTCCAGTAACAATACTATTTGGCTATGGTGTAGGTAAAGGTATTAAGGCTGCAGTTACAAGAGGGCGAAGAATAGAGTTTAGTAATTCACAATTAGATAAACATTTTAATAAAATATTTTCTGCATTAAGAGCAAGAGGTGCAAAACCACAAGAAGTATTTGAAGCTAAAATGGCAGAAAAAGGTGCTACCATGGCTGATACTAACAGAGCTATGGAGTTAGTAAAAACAATAGACTCTGATGTAGATAGTATATTTCCAAGTATTAAATCTACATTTGATAAAACAACCGACAAGAAAAAAGCAGAAATATTTAAAGAATTAAATGATGCTATGTTTGCGGGTGACATAAGTAAGGCTATACCAAGTAAATCAGCTGCTAAATTAACTAATATATTAAAAGATAATAAAGCTTCAGATGAAACAGTAAAAAACCTTTTTAATTCTTTACAAGGTGCAAGAGAAAGTTTTGTTGAGTTAATTGAAGCATCATCAAATGCACCCAAAGATATACAAACTCTTAAATCATTAATGGGTAAAAGAGTGCAAGAGTATTTAGGTAACACCTATAAAATATTTGAAGACAAATCTATACTACCTTTTTTAAATTATGCTCCAACAGAAGAAGCTATAAAAAATGCAGAAGTATTTTTTAAAAGATATGCTGCACAAAATGGTAGAAAACTTACAGACTTTCAAGCAAAAGGTATTGTAGAAACTGTTGTTAAATCTGCACAAAAACAAAAAGCAGCACCAGGATTACCTTTTAAATATGCAAAAGATACTGCATCAGATGAGGGTATGGAAATAGATAAATTTTTAAAAAATATCATTACAGATAAAATTAGACCAGAACGTTTATTAGTAGAATTAAAAGGTAAGGATAAAAAAGTTATACAAGACTTATTTGGTAAAATAGAAGATCCTAGATTTTCTATTTATAATAGTATGACAAAACTATCTACTATAGCTAGAAAAAATGAATTATTTGAAAAATTAGCTAAACAAGACGATGCGGTTAAGGCTAAAGTTAATAAAAATACACCCGTAGGTGCTAGAGGTTTTTTCTTTGATGAACCTCTAGATGCACAAGCAGCATTACCTAATCAAGAGATTGTTGCACTTGACGATTATTTAAAACCATTTTTTAAAGATGAATTTACAGTTAATCCTCTATCAGGTAAATTTACAACAAAAGCCATAGCAGAAGCATTAGGTGATTCAGAGAAAGCATTAAAATTTTTATTTGAACCTAGACCTGGAGCTACAGGAGTAGAAAAAGCTTTAACATGGGGATATCGTAATTTAGTGTTATTTCCAAAAGCAGCATCACAGGTGGCTAAAACAATTCTTGCACCTGTAACACACTTTAGAAACTTATTTTCTGCCACAGGATTTTCTGCAGGTAATGGTATATTTTTTGAAAACCCATTAATAGTTGGTAAAGCATTTAAAGAGGCGTTTCCTAAATTAAGAATTGATAGACCAAAGATTGTAGAAAAAGTTATAGGAAAAAGAGATCCTAAATTAGCAACAAAAGAAGCTGAAGAGTACAGAGAACTATTAAGACTAGGAGTCGTAAACTCACAAGTAAATTTAGGTGATGTTAAAAACCTATTGCGAGATGTTCGTATGGGTGAAAATTTAAATATTGGTAAACCATTAGATTCTATGATGAGAAAACTAACTGCAGGTGCAGGTAGAAAAGTAAAAGGATTTATGAAAGGTGCAGAAGATTTATATACCGCAGAAGATGATTTATTCAAAATAGCAAACTATGCTGTTGAAAGATACAGATTAAAAAATGCATACACAGCAGCTGGTAGAAAATTTACAGAAAGACAACTTAAAGAAGAAGCTGCTGATATTGTTAGAAACACTGTGCCTAACTACGCTTATGTATCTGACACGGTAAGAGCGCTAAGACGATTACCCCTTGGTACATTTATGTCATTTCCATCTGAAATATTAAGAACAACGACTAATATTGCACAAAGATCTATTAAAGAAATAAAAGATCCAGCACTTAGAAATATAGGTATTAAAAGATTAGTTGGATTAACAACTGTATTGGCAACTGCACCTTATGCAATACAAAAAGGTTTTCAAGGATTATACAACGTTACAAATGAACAGATGGAAGCGTTAAAAAGATATCTACCAGACTGGTCAAAAAACTCTACAATATTACCCATAAGAACAGATGATGGTGAACTTAAATACATAGATTTTAGTCACGGTAATGCATACGATGTTGCAATAAGACCAATACAAACTTTATTAAATGAAGTGCAAAAAGGTATAGATAACGAAGAAGTATTAATGCGAGGTGTATTAAAAGGTATGGCTGAAGCAGCAGCAGAACTTTCATCACCATTTGTATCAGAAGCTATTTATACAGAGGCTGCACTTGATATTATTGCAAGAGGTGGTCGAACAAGAGAAGGTAGACAATTGTACACAGAACAAACACCTGACGGAGAAAAAATAAAAATTATAACAAACCACATGGCCAAAGCTATGTTGCCTTTTTCATATCAACAATTAAATAGATTATATCAAGCAGCCACAGACAAACCATCTAAGCGTGGAGAGTTTTTTGAATTACCAGATGAGTTGTTAGGTTTTGCTGGATATCGTGCAGTTAAATTAGACCCTGTAAGATCCATGGGTTTTAAGATTGCAAACTATCAAAGGGGTATTAGAGAGTCTAGAGCACTATTTACTGGTGGTGCTGAATCTGTATTAAGAGGTGGGCCTAAAACATCAAGAGATGTTGTTGAAAGATTTATAGCTGCTAACAAAGCTAAATTTAAAGTACAACAAGAAATGTTAAGAGACATGAGGGGTGCTGAAACATTAGGAGCAGATATGGATCGTATTAGACAAGAGTTTAGAGAAAGACAATTACAAAACGTTTATAATAGATTAGATAATGATCAGTTTGTACCATACTTTCCATCTGAAAATATACAAAGAGAGTTTAGACAAATTGCAGAAAACATAGATAGAGATAATCCATTTGAAGAAGCAAGAGATGTGTTATTAGACATACAAGATGATCTACGAGATTTATCATTTGATGAACAGTTTGATATAGATATAGAAGATTATCTACCATCTTACGATGAAGCAGCACAACTACCAGTAGCTCCGGTAACACCAGCTGTTAGCACAGCAGCGTTAGCAACAAATAATATACCAGTTACACAAACAGGATTGACACAAACTGAACAAGCTTTATTATCACCAGAGGAACAACAAATAAGACTTAGACAAAGAGGAGTGAGTTAATGGCAATTATTTATTTAGACAGACCTGTTCAACCAGGAGATCCTGTGGGCTCAGTATATGATCCAACAAGAGCGCAAACAAGTAATTTAATGGGAGACGAAGATATATTACAAACTGATTTTATAATTAATCCTACACAAGGTAGAGGTTTGTCTGGTATAGCCACAAGTGCAGAACCTTTATTAGCTCAAGGTTCTCAGTTAGCTGATATACAAGAAATAGAGCCCGGTGCCTTTGTTGATCGTACATCAGTTACAAGTGTCAATGATTTATTTAATTATTATTATGGTGGCATGCCATCACAACAACCTGTAACAGAAACACCTGCGGTAGAAGCAGGCGCTGTTGTAACACCTGCGGTAGATACAGGAGTCCAGGATCAAGCGACAGGGGACTTATTAACAACAGATGAATTAATAGAACAAGGTTTAACTCCAACTGGAGTTGCAACAATCACTCCTAACGTTTTTGATTATGAAGCAGAAGCAGCTGGTGTTCAGCCGACGGGCCTTGATCCTAATGTTTTTGACTATGAATCAGAAGCAGCAGGTGTTCAACCTACAGGCATAAGTCCTAATGTATTTGACTACGAATCAGAGGCAGCTGGTGTTCAACCAACAGGTATAAGCCCTAATGTTTTTGATTATGAGTTTGAAGCTACAACACCAGAACAAAGAGCAGAAGCTTTAACACAAGAACAAATTGAAGATACAGGTATTGTAGATAAAGCAATCAATGCCATAAGCGGTGTTTCAAGACAAGATGTTATTAACGCTGTTCAAGCTGGTAGAATAGGTTTAGCTGCGTTAACTGGAGGAACTAGCGAGGTCATAAATGAAATAGCTAAACAAATTGGAGGAGCTATTATCACTGATGCTGCTGCTGATGTTGCTGCCGATAAACTTCTTCAAGCAACAGGTGCCATAACACCAACTAGCACTGCGGAAGATATAGCATTAAATTTACAACAAGAACAAGCATCTTTAGATCCTGATCAAAATATTATGGATGAAGTTGCATTAACAGTTGGAACAAATTTACAAACTCCAGCAGAACAAATTTATGGAGACGAAGGAGAAACAACATCTGATGCAGGATTTGCAGATGCTGTTAATGAAGCAGACGTAGAAGCAGGTTTAGCCACGGAATCAATATTTGATGAACCCGAACCAGCACCAGCTCCGGCACCAGCACCAGCACCAGTATATTATGATAGTGGTAATGGTGATAGTGGAGGCGGAGGCGGAGGTGGTTCGTCTTCAACTGCAGGAGATGATCCTGGTTATAGTGGACCTTCACCATTTAAAGAAGGGGGCTTTGTAGAAAAAAATGCCAAACGGTAAACCACCAAAAACAACTGGCGAACATTTAGTATCTCTGTACGGATATGTAACAGGGTTTAAAAAACAAATAGATCATCTACACGCAGACATAGGAAAGTTAGAAAAGAAAACAGACACTGTAATTTATTGGATTGTTGGTGGTGCATTTACAACCATTCTTACGCTTGTGGGTTTATTTAATTTATTTATAAACTAATCTTCTCTATCGTCGTGCCAGCGTTCATTAATTTTGCCAGCTAACCAAGCAGCGATAGGTATACATAATATAAACGTAATTTCCGCTGCTCTTTGTATGCTAACATCAAAACGATACATTACATAGTAATGAATTAATATTGGGGAAAAAGCTCCTACACATAACAATATAGCCATACGATAATGAAAAGGTGGTTTCATATCCAAGCTTTTAATTCTTCACCCATAACTTGAGTAGCTATGTTTACTTTTTTACGTAAAGCTTTTACTATTTTTTCATCAACAGTTTTTTCACACATAATGTCTATATATGTCATAGGCATTGTTTGACCTATACGATCTATTCTGGCCTCTGATTGCATTCTTTTTTCAAGATCATAACCGTTAGAATAATATATCATAGTAGAAGCGCCTGTAAGTGTAATACCATATCCACCTGTTTGTGGTGTTCCTATAATAAATCTAACAGGACTTTTAGGATCTTGTATCTTTTTAATTGCTTTTTGTCTATCTTCAGTAGATGTGTCACCAAAATAAGTTACATAAGAGTTATCCCCATACTCTTTTTTAACATGTTTCACTATTGTTTCTATATCGTTCCTCCAATGTGCCCATATTACTACTTTACCTTGTATCTCCTCCAACGTGTCCATAAGTTCTGTTATACGATTATTTTTTATCTCCTGCACAACACCATCATCAGATTTAAAATGACCACAGGTTATTTGTTGTAGTCGCATAAGTTGTGTCATAGCTGTTGCAGTTGTACTTAGTTTACTATTCATAATAGCTAACGCACTTTTTTTCATTTGATTGTATAGTTTTTGTTGTTCGTCTGTTAGTTGTATTATTCTTTTTGTGTACGTTTTAGCAGGTAAATCTAAACAATCATCTTTTAAAACACGATAAGAAAATCCTGTAAGTTTATTAGATAGCTCTGGTATATTTCTATAACCTACAACTATTTGAACTGATCTACCTCCAAAGTTTGCAGTCTTCATAATTGCATACCGTGTTCTAAAACCATAATAAGATTGATGACCTAATAACCAAGGATCTAAAAACTCACATTGTTTGTATAAATCTAATGGAGATTTAGTTACAGGTGAACCTGTAAGTATTCTTCTGTATTTTGTAAGTCTACCTAATTTACAAATATTTTTAGTTCTTTTGGCTTCTGGGTTTTTTATAGTGGTTGATTCATCAATGGCCATTAGAGTTTCATGACAACTAATAAATTTAGTCACAAAATCAACACCTTTTTTAGTAGACAAAGCTTCTACATTTACAATCAAGACGTGTAGTTCGTGACCTGTTTTGAACAGTTTAGATAATTCTTTTTCTTGTTTTTTATTAATATTAGACTGCCACAAAACGGACACATGTTCGACATGATCTGCCATATGTGTTGGTATTTCTGATTCATGCCAATTTTTATACACACCTTTTGGTGCCACAATTACGACACCATTTATTTTACCTTTATCATAAAGCATAGATACGTTGTCTATCAACACTTTTGATTTACCTGTTCCCATCTCCATAAAAAGCGCAAACACTTCTTTATCCCAAGACATTTTTAACGCTTTCAACTGATGTGCGTATGGTTTAGTTTTAAACTTGTAGTTCATTTTTATTTCTTAACTTTCTATTGACTTATATAACACAAAGTTTATATTGCTGTCAATGTCAGAAAGTATAAATTATAAAAGCATTAAAGAAACTCCGTCTACTGTTTATGTCATACAAGAGATTGCAGGCACACGAGAGGGTAGACCAAAAATAAATATTATGGGCGCATCACAATATGGTTCGTTCAAATTTTTATTACCGGAGTTATCTCAAATAATTTTTTCACCTGGTCCATTAATAATGAAACTTAGACAAGGTTTAAAAAATTATAGACCTAATGATTATTTGTTACTTACTGGTGATCCTGCTATAATAGGTGTTGCATGTTCTATCGCATCAGATATTACAAATGGTAAATACAATGTATTAAAGTGGGACAAACAAGAAAGAAGATACTATCCAATACATATAAACTTATACGAGAAAGGAAATATAAATGAGTGAAGACCTACAAAAAATGTTTATTGAAGATGCACCACAAGATGTAGAAAATCTTACTGGTGTAAACAACCTATCTAGTTTGGTTGTTGAACTTCAAAAACTAGAAGACGAAATTAAACTAGATGAAGAGAGATTAAAATTAAAAAAAGAAAAAGCAGATAAAATATCTAACATAGCTATACCTGAAATAATGGAAGCATTGAAAATGAAAACAATGAAACTAGCTGATGGATCTGCAATAGAAGTAAAAGAAATTTATAGCGCAACTATTCCTCTTAACAAAAGAGAAGGCGCATACAACTGGCTTCGAGAGAATGGCCTGGGTGATCTTATCAAAAATGAGATTACCGTTTCCTTTGGTCGTGGCGAAGACAACAAGGCGAGCGAATACGCAAACCTTGCAAAAGGGAATGGGTTCGAACCAACACAAAAGTTGAAAGTCGAACCTATGACCCTTAAAGCATTGTTCAGAGAACGTTCTGAGAATAATCAAGAATTGCCATCTGAACATTTTAATCTGTTTAAGGGAAACAAAACAAAAATAACAAGGAGCAAATAACATGAGCGAAGAAACAAGAGACGTCGCAAAAAAACAAGGTGGTGCATTAGCAACTTTAGACTTTGTTGCAGATTCAGGAATGGGTCTTGAAAACATTGAAAAAAGTGATCTTGCTTTACCTTTTCTGAAATTACTGCAAAGTATGTCAGATGAAACGAAGAAAAAACATGCTAAGTATGTCGAAGGGGCAGAAGCTGGTATGTTTTATAATACAGTTACAAAAAAACTGTATGATGGAGAGAAAGGAATAGAAGTTATTCCTGTGTTCTACAAAATGACTTACCCTGAGTGGGCACCTTTTGAAAGAAGTGAAGGTCGACCTGTTCATCCTGATAGGGGGGCAAGCATTATGGCAGAAACTACTCAAAATAAAGGTAGCAACAAAGATGTGTTGAAGAATGGTAATGAGATTATCAAGACAGCAAATCATTTTGTTATCATTAACGGAGACAGACCTGAGAAAGCTTTAATGACAATGAAGTCTACTCAGTTAAAAGTTAGTAGAGGATGGAACTCTCAAATGGAAGATCAATTTGAGACAGATCCTAAAACTGGCAAAGCTGTACCAGCACCTATGTTTTCAAGAGTATACAGATTAAGATCTGTTGAAAATGCAGGAAGCAATTTTAATTGGCATGGTTATAACATAGACATGGTAAGAAAAGTTGACAACGCTGGACTTTACCAAATGGCCCGTGATTTTCACAACTCTTTAAAGAACTTGCAGCAAAATGCTGCCACAGTTTCAGGGGAAGATAAATCAAATTATTAGTTTCTCGTGAGAGAAATGTGGGCGGTCATAGGGAGACTGAAGCCGCCCATAATAATTGGGGATCGTTATGGTTAATGAATTTATAAAATTATTTACTGGATATGAAGGTGATTTTGGTATTGCCGACATGTCTAAAACTTCCCTAGACTCTAATAAAAATAAAATAAAACCTAATTACGAGTGGGCAGGTAGACCTGTATCTGCAATAGATTATAAAAATCATATAGAGGGAAAAATTTCTATAGGAATACAACCTTGTAGATTAAACAAAACAGTCCAATTTGGTTGTATAGATATTGACCCACCTGATTATGGTCAATTTAAAATAGAAGAATTTTTAGCATTATTTCAACAATACAAACTACCCTTAATACCAATACTTTCTAAAAGCGGAGGCTTACATTGTTATTTATTTCTAAAAGAACCAATACCAACAATAGATTTAATAGAAGCATTTAAATCTTTTTTATTGCCATTAGGACTACCATCTAACACAGAAGTTTTTCCAAAACAAAAAGAATTAAAGGAAGATGACAAAGGAGATATTAAGCCAGGTAATTTTATAAATTTACCATATTACAATAATGGCGACTCAACTAGGTATGCTGTAGATAAGAATAATTCTAAACTATCTTTAGAACAATTTATTAAATATGCAAACGAATCAAGAATAGATAAAGAAAAATTAAGTGAATTAGTTGCTAGCACATATAGAGATATATTATTAGGGACAAATGCAGAATTTGAAGATGGACCACCTTGTTTAGCATTGTGTTCTAAAAAGAAATTAAATGATGGCAGAGATCGTTTTATGTATAACTACATGGTTTTTGCAAAAAAGAAATACAAAGACAAATGGCCAGATCAAGTGGCAAAAGCAAACTATAATTATTTAGAAGATCCTTGGGATAAATCAAAATTGGACAGCAAAATAGCTGCATGGAAAAAAGACACAGCAGGTCATACTTGTTATGAAGAACCTATACAATCTAAATGTATGCGTACTCTGTGTTATTCTAAACCGTTTGGAATAAAGTCAGATGGTATAACTACATTTCCAGACATAAAAGATTTTGCAATTATAAAATACTCTGATCCTGAATATAGATTTAACATTGTCATGCCTAACGATGATAACGTAGAAGTTACAATACCTAATACAAAACTTATGACTAATCAAAAAGATGTTTTAAATTTTGTATGGGAACAGACAGGAATATATTTTGAACCATTAAAACCAAAGGATTGGAGATCTAAACTAACGTTGTTAAGAAACAACTGCCAAGAAATTACACCACCTGCAGGAACACAGATAGCTGATAGATTAAAAGAAGAGTTGTATCAATATTGTGTTAATGGACCACAAGCTATGAAACGAAGTCAGATTAACAGTGGTGCATGTCTTACAGAAGAAGCACACCATTTTTTTAGATTTGAGTCTTTCATCGAGCATCTAGGGACTAATTGGAAAATTCCTGAAGAAAGAATTGCACAAAAATTAAAGGAGAAATGTTCTGTAGAATTTGGACACTCACTAAACATTGATGGCAAAACATTAAAAGTTTGTAGGGTAGCACAACTACATTACAAAAGAATAGAACATAAATTAACAGATAGAGAAAAATCTAATTATTAATGAGATACAAAGTTATAGGACCACCAGGAACAGGTAAAACATACACACTTCTAAATGAAGTAACAAACTATGTTAACAAAGGAGTGCCATTAGATAAAATAGGTTATTTTTCTTTTACACGTAAAGCTGCAAACGAAGCTAGAGATAGATTTTTAAAAAGAAACCCTACGTTAGATAAAAAAGATATAAAATATTTTCAAACATTACATTCGTTGGCATTTACAAGACTAGGATTAAAAGAAGAAAACGTAATGCAAGAAGGTAATTATAAAAAAATAGGTGAGACATGTGGTGTACAAATAAAATATGCAGCGTACGAAAAGAATGAATGGAATGGAATATTTACGTCAGACAGTGAGTATTTAAGTTTAATAAGTTTAGCTAGAGTAAAACAAATTAGTGTGCTAGATCAATATAATTTAAACGAACATCTTGGTAAAATTCAAAGAGATAAGTTAGAAGCTATAGATAAAGAAATAAACAACTATAAAAATGTGTATGGTTTAATTGATTACACCGACATGTTAGATAAATTTTTAGGACCAAAAGGCACAGCTCCTAAATTTGAAGTTATATTTGTAGATGAAGCTCAAGATTTATCTTTAATACAATGGTCTATGATAAAAAAACTAGAAGACGGTTATTGTAATGATGTATGGATTGCTGGAGATGACGATCAAGCAATATTTGGTTGGGCAGGAGCTGATGTTAATTCATTTATAAACTGGCAAGCAAAACAAATACCATTAACAAAATCAAAAAGAGTGCCACAACTTATTCAACAGAAGGCTTTAGATATTATAGAAAGAATTAACACAAGATTAGATAAACAATACTTACCTAAATCTGAGATTGGCCATATAAATCAACGTTTTAAGCTAGCTGATATAGACATATCTCAAGGGCAATGGTTAATTTTAACACGAACAAAATCATTATTAAAACCTATTTCTTCTTATCTTAAAAGAAAGGGTTATTTTTTTGAGAGCAGTCAAGGCAACAGCATAGGTAAAGGTTTGTATGAAGATATAAATAATTTTAAGAGAATGCAGGGAGGTGAAAAACTACCAGAAATTTTAGAACAAAAAGTTATAGAAAGATTAGATGATAAGAAACCAGAGTTTAATAAACCTTGGTATGAAGCTTTTGTTAAAGTTCCATTTCATCAACTTGATTATGTAAAATCTATGTTTGTTAATGGAGAAGATTTATCAAAACCACCTAGAATAAAAATATCTACAATACATGGAGCAAAAGGAGGAGAAGCAACTAATGTTGTATTATATTTAAATCAAACAGAAAATACTTTGAAAGGATCAAAAAGATCGAAAGAAAAATATGATGAGGAACAAAGAGTCTGGTACGTAGGTGTTACACGAACCATAGATAATTTGTATTTAATAAAATGTAAAAACAAAAAGAAGGAGTATAAAATATGAGTGTGTACAAAAAACAGGTCGGCGGGAATCACTATCAATCAATGGTCGTGCAGCCGAGTGAGTTTATAAACAAGAACAGGTTGCTTTTTGCAGAGGCATCGGCTATAAAATATATATGCAGACATTCTGCCAAAGGAAAGGAAGAAGATATTAAAAAGGCAATACATTATCTAGAAATGATTTTAGAACGAGATTATTCAGAAAAAAAAGAGTCTTGGACTGAAGGTTATAAGAAATGGAAAAAACAAAATGATATTTAAAGCACAGACAGAGTGGGTAAAACCTACAGAGTTTCCAGATCTACGACATGCTGAAGAAATAGCTATTGACTTAGAAACATATGATCCTGATTTAAAAAAATTAGGAACAGGTTCTGTTGTGGGTAGAGGTAAAGTTGTAGGTATAGCTGTAGCTACAGATGGTTACTCAGGCTATTTTCCATTTGATCACGAAGGTGGTGGTAATCTTGATAAAGATTTAGTTATGAAATGGTTTAAAGATATTTGTGAGTCAACAGCAGATAAAATATTTCACAATGCAATGTATGATGTTTGTTGGATAAGAGCTATGGGATTTAAAATAAATGGTAGAATTTATGACACAATGATAGCTGCATCTTTGGTAAACGAAAACAGATATAGATATGATCTTAATAGTTTAGGTTGGGATTATGTTGGTCAAGGTAAAAATGAAACAGAGTTAACTAATGCAGCACAAGAATGGGGTGTAGATCCTAAAGCAGATATGTGGAAATTACCCGCATTATATGTAGGTAATTACGCAGAACGAGACGCGGAACTTACTCTGGCTTTATGGAAAGTTATGCAAAAAGAAATAAACAGCCAAGATTTAAATTCTATATTTGATTTAGAAACAGATTTATTTCCATGTTTAGTTGACATGAGATTTAAAGGGGTACGTGTCGATACCGAATCCGCTCATAAATTGAAACAACAGTTAAGTACAGAAGAAAAAACGTTATTATCAGAAGTAACCAAAGAGACAGGAGTAGAATGTCAAATATGGGCAGCAAGATCGATTGCCAAAGTTTTTGACAAATTAAAATTACCTTACGAAAGAACTGAGAAAACACAGGCACCATCATTTACCAAAAACTTTCTGTCTAATCATGAACATCCTTTAGTTAAGAAGATAGCAAAAGCTAGAGAAATAAACAAGGCACATACAACATTTATAGATACAATTATAAAATATGAACATAAAGGTAGAATACATGCGGATATTAACCAAATAAGATCTGACCAAGGTGGTACAGTTACTGGTAGATTTTCATATTCTAACCCTAATTTACAACAAATTCCTGCTCGTAATAAAGACCTCGGTCCACTGATTCGATCCCTTTTCATACCAGAATCAGGTTGCGAGTGGGGATGCTTTGATTACAGTCAACAAGAACCAAGACTAGTAGTTCACTACGCATCCCTAGACCAAGACACAAGTGTGTTTGGTGTTAAAGAAGCATACGATGATGGAGATGCAGATTTTCACACTATTGTTGCAAAGATGGCAGACATACCAAGATCTGCAGCAAAAACAATTAATCTTGGATTATTTTATGGTATGGGTAAAGCAAAATTACAAGCAGAGTTAGGTGTTAGTAAAGATAAAGCTGAAGAACTATTTAATATTTATCATAGCAGAGTTCCATTTGTTAAATCGTTAATGAAGTCTGTATCTAATAGAGCACAACAACGAGGACAAATAAGAACGTTACTTGGAAGATTATGCCGGTTTCATTTATGGGAACCAAATAGTTTTGGTATGCACAAAGCATTACCATTTGATCAAGCTGTCCAGGAACATGGACCAGGCATCAAGCGTGCTTATACTTACAAAGCATTAAATAAATTAATACAAGGTTCTGCTGCTGACATGACAAAAAAATCTATGTTAGATTTATACAAAGAAGGCATTGTAGCGCACATACAAATACATGATGAGTTAGATATTTCTGTAGAATCTCCAGAGCAAGCTAAAAAAATTGTTGAGATTATGGAGAATGCTGTTAAGTTAGAAATCCCTAACAAAGTAGACTACGAATCAGGCAAAAACTGGGGAACAATTAATGATTAATTATGGCTTATTTAAATGCAAATATTCCTGTAACATACTCTCAAATAAGGAGAGAATATTTATATGACCTTAAAAAACATCATGGCGAAGTTGAAGATTGCATTATCTTTGGTATTACCTGCATTACGGGTCGTCCAATTTTATTTCATGCAATTATGGAAAACGGCGCAATTTTCTATAGACTTCCAATTTCTGCGTTTATTCAAAGAGGGTTTAAACCGGAGGACGTTCCTAGGTATAGACTGGACGAGTTGGAGTTATGGAATTCTTTCAGTTATTATCCTGCTGTTACTAGTTGGGATATCTTAGACGGACAATCTGGTAAATACATAGGAAAAGATAAAAAATGGCACGCAGGTGCTTATCTTTTCACAGTTGACTTTGCTCACCCAGAGAGTAATATAATAGATACAGATCATTCTGAAATTCCGCACGAACATAAGTGCGCACACATACTTGCTTTAGACGATGGCAACTATGCGGCTCAGCCAAACAATAGACTAATATGGGATATACCATCTTTTACAGTTAAAGATGAAGTTCCTGATTGGAAAGTCCAAACATCCGAATGGAATGTAGAGGACACTCGTAAATGGAAAACGGAAGACACTGATAAGTTCTTCTATGAAATTGAGGAGAAAAAAAATGATTAAATGGATTAAGAATCTGTGGAAAAGATACACAGAGTGGTTGTTTAAAAAACATGAATAAAAATTGTAGTAAATGTAATCATGAATGTCATTGTTCTGAAGATCTTCATGCAGATGAATATGGCGTTTGTACTTGTGAGAACTGTGAGTGTTAATGAACAAAATAAGTTTGCTTTTAGCAATAGTTGTTTTGTTAACAACATCTGTTTTTGCAGATACGACTCAAAATAACACAAGTGGGTCAAACACCTCTATAACTGGTGGTTACACAAACGCTACAACATATGAGTCTGGATCTAGTTCTAGTTCAACAACAACTAACAATACAACATCTAACATTAGATCAGCACCTCCAACATCATCTGCTCCAAACATAAATGCAGGTGGTATGGATATTTGTGCTGTAGGTGTATCAGCTGGTGTTCAAACTTTTGGTCTTGGTGTGTCAGCTGGTAAACATTTTAGAGATAAAAATTGTGAGAGAATAAAATTAGCAAGAGAACTATCAAATCAAGGTATGAAAGTTGCAGCTGTAAGTATGCTTTGTCAAGACGAAAGAGTATTTCAAGCCATGCATCATGCAGGCACACCGTGTCCTTTTGAAGGGCAGATAGGAAAAAAAGCAACAAAAGCTTGGGAAAAATATGACAAGTTAAGACCGGACTATGATTTATATGTAAAAGAATTAAAAATTATAGAGGAGGCAAATGCTAAAGCTAACGCTATCATTATTGATCCTGTTATCGATAACACTAAAAAGTAATTCTGAAGAAGCAACATCAAGTAATCTATTACCCAACGCAGGCACAGGACAAACTAGTTTACAAAATTCTAGTGGCTCTATTGATGGTTTTAACAGCACTAGTAACTGGACAATGTCTGGCACAACATACTATCCAAACGAGATAGAGGCGACAGGGACAGGGACTGTATCTGCAAATGGTTCTTTATTAAACATCACAACAGAAAAAGAAAACAGTGGTCAGTTTACAACTACAGCAAACAGTTTAGATGGCGGAGTAAGATTAAACTCTACAACAGAAGTACAAAACTGTGAGTGGGTGGGATCTGCTCATCAATGTGGTCAAGCATCTTCTGGTGGTGGACAAAGAGATAGTTACTCGACAACTGTAAAAATATTAGATGAATCTAATGGTGTTTTAGGCAGCGTAACTCAAAATAGAAATAATGATGCTGGCTATTATAGCAATACATTTACTTACACAGATACCGTTATTCATAATGGCACAGGAGCAAGAAACTGGAGTTGGGAGTGGCGAGGAATAGATGGTGGCAATACCAGTTCTACAGCAGCCATAGGACCCAATTTGGTTGGTGCAGAACTTACAGCAACATTATTGGATATTGATTACACACCATTACCACCAGCAATACAAACAGAAATAACAGAAGTATTTGAAGAACTATTTGAAGAGTTTGAAGAGATAGAACAAATCGTAGAATTAAATTTTGAAGAAGAATTTGAAATCATAGAAGAACTTGAAATGGAAGAGGTATTTGAAATATTTGAGATAATAGAAATGTTACCACCTCCTATGGAAGAAGAACCTAAAATGACCAAGTTAGAAGTATTAGAAACATTTGAAGAATTAAAAGAAGAGATGCCTATGGAAATAGTAGAAGAATTTGAAGAGTTTATAGAAGAAAAAGAAGAGATGGTTATGGAAGTGGTTGAGGAATTTGAAGAATTAAAAGAGGAAAAAGAAGAAAAACCCATAATGAACAAGCAAATGGAGGTGGTAGAAAATGAAGAAAAAGAAGAAGAAAAAACAGAAGAAATTGCAGAGGAATCCAATAGCGAAGAGCCTACTAGAACAGCCGAATCTAAGACAGAGAGTAGAAAAGAACAAAAAGAAAAAATACGTGAGGCTAAAGCAGATGCAAGACTTGTTAAAACTTTAGATAAAATTGACGAAAAGATTAAAGAAATAGACAAAAATTTGCAAGCAAAAAATTTTATAAAAATAAACGCAATGGTAGACAATTCTATCTTGTTAACTTATAATGTTCCGTTTTATAAAGAAGAAAAGATATATGAGGATCAATTAAATATATTTGACAACAGGTTAATCTACACTAAAAATCTTGCAGAATATCAACAAAATGACCCCATTTTTACTAAACAAAACGAGATTAATAGTATTAGACTTAAAAAACAAAAATTGATAAGAGAGATAGAGGTATTAACAAATGGGTAAAATAAAAGAACAATTAGCAGGAGTAGCTGCTTTAATTG